CGTCGGCGTGCCGGGCATCGGCGGAGGCAGCGGGATGTTGAGCAGCGTCGCGAGACGCGGGTCGATCATCTGCCACTGCTGCAAGTGCTCGAGAATGTGCTCGAGGACGCCCTGCAGAAGCTTCGGATCGGCGCCGTCCTGAGAGCTGAGCTTCTCGAACAGCTGCCAGTGCTCGGGCACATGCTTGAACGGGTTGTCACCCGCGGCGACGAGCACCTGTTGCGTCGCTCCGTTCGCCAGCTGCTCGTTCTCCCAGAGCACGCGCAGGTCACGCGAGCGCGCCTTGTCGGTCACGCCGCTCCAATCGCCCGTTGTGAGCCCACGCACGACCGCGTCCCGGTCTTCGGGCTGCACGTTCGGATTGAAGACCGCCTGAAACATCTCAAAGCGGCCCGCCTGCGAGCGCAGCATCGGGTTCGCTGTCTCGACGCGGACCTTCCGCACGCCGCTCACGTTCTGCTTGGTGAACTCGCGCAGATACGGCCGCTCTTCGACGCCGGCCACCTCGATCAGAAACGGCGTGTCCGCGTAGCTGCGGACCATGTCGAGCATCATGTTCGCCATGCGCTCGCGGAAGTTGTCGAGCGCTGCTTGCCGCGCGCTCTGGAACTCGATGGCAATCGAGTGGAAGAGCGCCGCCATCTGGCCGCTCTTGATGTTGTCGCTCGGGTTGCCGCGCGCGACGCTGTTCAAGCCCGAGATCGATTCATGCCGCGCGTGCAGGTACTCGATGAACCACTTCACCGACTCCGGCATCGAGGCGTAGTTGATCGCCTGCGGGGGATCGCTGCCCGGCGTCTTCGCGAGCGCGCGCAGGCCCATGGCGATCAGCGAGACGTCCATCTCGCTGCCCTTGTCGTAGACGATGGTGTTGCGGCCGAACGTCGACAGGTTCGACGCCGTGTCGCTCACCATCTGATCGATCATCTCTTGGATCGAAATCAGGTCCCACGAGTCGGCGTAACCGAAGCTCGAGCCGATGAACTTGCCCGAGCACATCTCGATCACCGGCGTGCCTTCGGGCACGGGGATCGCCTCGTCCCACAACACGACGTCACCCCACAGACCGACGTAGCGACCCTCGGGCATCGCCTTGCACTTCGGGTGATAGAAGTGCTTCACGATGCCGTCGTCGGCGTCGTCCTTGAAGTCGTAGTCGTAGCCGAACAGGCGTTCGACCGTGTACTCGTCGAGCGTCGTCGCGCCGTCGATCTGATCGGCGAGCGCTGGATACGTCGCAATGATCTCCGACTTGCTCGCGCGCTCGCGCACCAGAACCCAGTCGAGCTCGCGCGTCGTGAGCCCGCGGGGAACTTCCCATGGCGCCATCACGTCGACGTAGGGAACGCCTGACTTCTGCTCGTGCGGCATCATCGCCGGCATGCCGTCGGGGCCGATCACGGGCCGGCCATCCGGGCCGTTGACCGGCTGCATCGTCGTGATGTCGTCGCCACCGGCGAAGTCCCAGCGTAGGTGCGCGTACGCGCCGCCGAAGACGCCTTCCATCTCCAGCGTCTGCCGCTCCTTCTCCTCGCCGAGCCCCTTTTTGTAGAGGTACTCGACGATGCTGTCCGCGATCTCGACGCTGCTGACGGCGTCGTGGTCGCTGTTCAGCACGAGGCATTGGAATGCCGGGCGCTCGCCGAGCGCGATCACGTTCTGCTGCTTGATGAAGCTGCGGACCTCGTTGATGCGGAACCTCGTGAACTCGCTTTCGGGACCTGTGCGCGCGGTCGTCTGCGTCGCAAGGTCGCTCGGGTTCGCTGGGTCGGTGCCGTAGTACTGCGCCCAGGCGATGGCCCACATGCTCTTCAGTCCGCGGCGCGTGGCCGCATCGAAGTACATGCGCTCCTTCTCGCGGAGCTCTCCGACCAGCTCTTCAGCCGGCTTCGAAGCCCAATACACGTAGCTGCTGTTCGTGGGCTGCGGAGCAGCTTGCGGTGCGGTCTGTGGCGTCGGAGTAGCTTCGAACATGTGCGACTAGCACCAGCCTTCGCCGATGCCTCCTACGAGCTGCAGCGCGGTCGCACGCGCACTGCACGGTGGGCGGTTACGTCAGACGATCAGAGTCCTCCGCGGCGGAGCCAGTCCACCGCTTGCACGGAAAAGCTGAGCGCGATGCTCGCCTCCGACGATGCGTTTGGAACATCGAGCAGCTTGCATGCGCGCTCGATCAGCTCGCGGGCACTTGAGTTGTCGGAGATCTCCGCCGCCAGCTCGGTTTCTTCGATGACATCGCCGTCAGTGGTCTCGGTTCCGGACATGGTTCACCTCACAGGAAGGTCAGACGCAGCTCGTGCTCGTTGCCGATGTGGATCATGGGTCGCACCGGCGTGCACGACTTGCCGAGCGCCTCGAGGAACTGCGGCTTGATCAGCTCGCCGCCGAACGCATCCCAGTCGTCGCGCGCCTGCGCCCAGTGATCGGCCACCTTCACGCGCGGGCACTCGCGGACCTCGGTCGCGAGATCGGCGATCGGCACGCGCTCTTGGTGCGGCGAGCCGTTCATGTCGCGGAAGTACTTGATGGCCGGCGTGCGATCCTCGCCGCGGATGATCGGCACCACGATGGCGCGCTGGTTCAGCTTGGGAAGGGGAATCTTGCCGGCGAGCTTCGGCCAGCCGGTCGCCTTATTCTGCTCGCCGTAGCGCTCGTCGAAGTAGCGCTTCGCGATGCGCTGCTCGTACTCGTCGTCGACCGGGAGCATGTACACGCCCTCGTAGTCGCCGGCCGGCGCTTGTTTCACTTCACGCGCGGATGCTGCACTCATGGTCTGAACCTCGGTATGTGGGCTGCGCGCGGCGCGGTCATCGCTGCCGCTTGGCGCATGTTCATCTGCTCGATCTCTGCAAGCCATTTGCTCGCGAGATCGGCGAGAGCTGCTTTGGTCTCTTCATCGAGCTTGCCGAAGCGCGCGACAAGGCGCTCTTGGCTGTCGAGCAGGTTGTCGACGCGCTTGGTCAAGCCTTCGACCTTCTCGCTGGTGCTCGCGTCGAGCACTTCGAGCTGCAGGATGCGCTGCTCGGTCGCTCGCTCGTAGCCCTGGAACTTGTCGGCGAGGTCGTTCCGTCGCTTGTAGCTCTTCATCCACTCGAGGAAGCAATACGCGATCACTCCGACGATGCCGGCGGCGGTGATGCACACGACGATGGTAGATAGAAGTTCGGTCATGGTTTCTTGGGCACGAACTCGCCGCGCGCGTCATCCCATGCGTACTCGCTATGTTCGGGCACGTTCTTGGGGTCGTAGGGGCCAAGCATGATGTCTCGCGTCATCTCGGCCTTCATCTCGGCGACGGTCTGCACGCGGCCGTTGAACGCGTCGTCGACGTACGCCTGACGCTGATTGAGCCACTCGAAGACCTGTTCCTTCTTGGTCTTGCCTTCGACGATCTCGCCCGGCGTCTCGAGATGGCGCGTGCCGATCGGTCCCTGCGCCGCGTCGCCGACGGCATGGAGCAGCGTCTCGCCGGCACGGCGCGCGCGCTTGAGCGCTCGGAGCCATGCCCAGTCCTTCGAGTTGCGCTGGGTCATCGCTTCCTCGATAGCGCGATCGACGCTCTGCCCGAGTTAGAGTCGTAGACGACCTCATGAAACGATTGGGTCGCATCGTTCCAGACGAAGTCGGGCTTGGACTTGAACTCTTCGAGTTTGGACTGTGCGACTGCAAGCGCGTGCGCCATTTGCCGCGTGCGCTCGCGTTCTGCGGCGAGGTGCGCCGCTAGCATCTGGGACTGCTGTCGGTACTGCTCGGAGACGGCCACGCGGATCATCTGCTCGATCTCCGCGGGCGTCATGCTCGACGGCGCGGCGATGCCGACGGCGCTCTCGGCGAGCGGCGGCTGCGTTTCGATCGCCTCATACTGCCGCGGCACCTGCACGAGCGAGCTCGACGGCATCTCGATGACGCCATCTTCCGGTTCCTCGTAGCGAGGAACCGGACATTTGGGCGCATGAGGACGCTGCCCGCAGTAGCCGCACGGACGCACGATCATCTGCGCGCCGATCGTGCTCTTTGGCGTCGACGCACTGCGGATGGCGCGGTCTCGCGCCTTGTTCCAGACGTACGTCATCTCCACGATCCTCGTCGGCCGCCGAACACCTCTTGCAGGCCCTTGAGCGCATGCGGCGCCGCTGTCGGCGGCTGCATGAACAGCACGTTGCGGTCGTTCTGGTCGGCGTACGCGGGTGGGAATGGGTCCTGGTTGCGTACCGGCTGCACCATTCGCCATAGGTACACGAGCGCATCGAGCAGGTCATAGTGGCCGTGCTGCGGCGTGCGCTCATAGTCGGTGCGGTTGTCGTTCCAGCGCGCCGTGCGCACGTGGCTGACGAGCTTCACGCAGCGCGGGTGAATCTCCACCTTGCCATCGCGGAAGGCGTTACGAAGCGCGTAGAGCGCCGCTTCCTTGTCGTCCTTCAGCGTGTTCTGCACGGCAATGCCGTAGTCGACCGTCAAATCGCCGATGAGCCGCGCCTCAGTGTCCGAGATGCGCTGCATCGGGTTGGCGCGGAACTCCTTGCCGTCCCACCAGCAGAACCCATCGCGCTCGAGGCCCATGCGCGCGCGCTGCTCGCCGTACAGCTCGCGCTCGGCCTCTTTGATGACCTGCGCCACCTGCGCCGTGCTGGCGTTGCGCTGCGCCCAGTCACGCTCAATCACCAGCTTGGCGCGCGCTGCATCCCAATAGCCCCACACGATCGCGAACAAGTCGCGCATGCCCGGGTCCATCGCCGCCATCGCGATCGCGTGCTTCGGTCGCGGCGTATCGATGACGTGTGCCTTCTCGTCGAACTCGGGAATCACCTGCTGCTCGGGCGACGCGCTGATGACATTGAAGTACTCGCGCTCGCAGTTCGGGTTACCGCGACCGCCCGCTTGGCCGATCCAGAAGTCTTTCTCTCGCCGCGACAGGCGCGGGTTGTCCTCGATCGTCGCCGTGAACACTGCACCGCGCCGCTCGGCGTCGGGCAGGATGATCATCTCCCAGTCCGTGCCCAGCACCTCGGGCGCGCTCGTCTCGACCATCATCCGTGACCACGGCCGCTGATGGTATTGATGAATAAGCACGTTGCGGACCGTGTAGTCGAGCTTGTCGATGAACGCGGCCTCGCTGATGAAGTCGAAGTCGTTGCCCTGACCGCGCAGCGCATTCTTGTTCATGTCGAGTCCGGCGAGCGCCATGCGTGCGCCCATCGTCGGACCCTGCGTCGGCCAGTAGAAGCCTGCGGGCAGCGGGCCGCGCTTGCCGTGGTACTGCGCCTCGCAACTCGCAGGCGCCGTCTCGAACACCTGCGGCGCGACCGAGCCGATGATCTCGTCGATCGTCTTCTGAAAGGCGCTCGTGTAGCGCATCATCGCCGGCCGGCCGTACTTCTTGGCGAACCACACCGCGAGCTCGTGGGCGATCCACAGCGCGCCGGTTGTCTTGCCGAAGCGCTTGCCGCCCTTCACCGCGAACACGAGCGGTAGAGCGCCGTCGTCGTGCGTCAGCTCGAGCTGGTCGATCGCACGCCACGCATGGAACTGGTTGCGCAGGCGCAGCTGACCCTCGTGCATGAGCTCTGAGAGCTCGCCGAACTCCCACATGAGCGCGAGGTCGGCGCGTCGTTGCTTCTCGCTGTAGTCGCTGTGCGGCATCAAGCCTCGATGGTGTCCTCTCCCGCGAGCATCGGTCGCTCAGCGAGCTTCACGTTGCACCGCGAGCAGCGCGTGACGATCACCGCGGTGCCGTCGTGTCCGCTCCACGTCTTGCTGCGCTCCCACTTCACGTGCGGATGCGTGTATGGCCGGTGGCCGAACGCGCGGCACAGGATGGCGGAGAGCAGGGTCATCGGTAGAACCCACGCGCCATCTCCTGGCATGCTTGGGTCGCGTGGTCGTAGCTGTGGCAGAGGCCGCAGATGCCGAGTCGATCGGCGACAGCGATGTGCTCGCCTAAATGACGAGCATAATCATCGGATGCCGTCTGCTGCGCGCGATCCTTCTGCCACTCAGACCGCAGCTTCTCGAGGCCAGCGACGTCGACCGAGCCGGGGCGCGTGTCCGCTGGATCTGACAGGCTGAAGCACGTGCTCGTCGCTACCTGACCGGTCTCGACACCGACCATGACCGGGAACATGTACTTCTTGCGCTCGACCGGCTCGCGATGCTTCGGAGTCTCCGTGTAGGGCGCCTGCTGCAATCGGTGCTGCTCGTCTATTTCTCGCCGCAGCGAGTCCTTGGTCTTGGTGCTCACCTCGATGCGGTCGTCGTACACAAACGCTTCGTCGTTGCTGACTCCTTCGCGCGCGACGATGCGCCGACCACGCAGCATGAGCTCGTCGGAACGACGCTTGATGCAGTCGTCACAGTAGTTCCAACCCGGCTCGACCGTGTTGGTGCAGCTGACGCATTCGCGGCGCATCAACTTCCCTGGCGTCAGACGCTCGACCGGCTTGCAGCTGCAGACGTGCACGCCACATCCCTTGCACGCGCGCGCGATGTTTACGCGACTCGGATAGTCCGGGCTGTCACCGACCTCGCGGATCGCATCCGTCCAGTTGTGCCCATCAGCCGGTCGCAGCAACGCTGCAGGCCCCACCGGCCCATGCATCTTGCGCGGCTTCGGCAGCTGACGGCGGCTGGCGATTCTCGCTGCATCCCAAGTGCTCATATCCCCGTCTCCTGCCGCGACAAGCGGTGCTGATCGACCAGCCACTGCCACGCGCGCGCACACTGCTGCTTGAACATGTCGACGTCGCCGTGCTCGCTGAACGTCGCGTGCGTCTTCTGCGAGCGCTCGGCGAGGCCAATCATGCGCGTCAGCTTCAGCTCCAGCACGTGCGGGCTGCTCTCGACCGCTGTGATGCGGTACTCGCGAGTCTCGTACGGTTCGCCGGCCTCGAGGGCGATGCGGATGGCTTCGGCTGAGGTCATTGCAGCGTCTGCTCCAGCTCGGCGACCAGGAACGGCTCGACCGTCGTCGACGCGTACTCGACCACGCGATCGGGATCGAGCTTGTCGGCCCACGGATACGACTGTGCGGCCGCGCATGCCTCGCAGCGCTTCACGAAGCCGGCGCGATCTGCGGACTCCTCGTAGCCGCGTGCGTGCATGAACTCGCCGGGCGTGTCCTCTTCGTTCATGCCGAGCGTCATTAGATGACGAGCCCACGCGTACGATGCGGTCTCGCATTTCTCGCACATCGGCCGAATCGTCTTCATGCGCTCGATCAGCGCGACAGCTCCGTCCCTGGTCACGCTGCCTCCTCCGATGCGTGCTCATCGCACCGCTTGATGAAGCCATCGCAGCTGCCGAGGTCTTCGAAGCCTTCCGACTTCATCCACTCGACCAAATCGGTGCAGCTCGACCATTCACGCTTCCAACCACGCGCATGCCACGAGGCGCCGACCGCGCGCTCCCAGCTCACCACGTGGCACTTCGGGCAGTACGCGATCTCGATCACGCCGCACCTCGCATGGCCTTGTCCTCGAACTCCACGATCTGTAGGTACAGCCGGATCGCTCGACGCGTGCCGACGTGCGTGTTGCCGCCATTGATCGCCCGGTGCATCGTCGACCGGCCCACGCCGCACGCCTCGGCGATGGAGCCCCACGAGACGCCTTCTGCATGCACTCGCTGCAGCGCTTCATGCACCGCGCGCGCGAGCGGCAAGCCCTTTGGCTCATCGACCGGGCCGAGGTGGCTGTAGCGGCTCAACGCTTGCCTCCGCTGAGCGCGTTCGGGTGCACATCGCCCATGTCGCGCTCGAGTAGCTCGATGCGCTTCAGGGCGGCGTCGAGGCGATGCATCTGATCAGCGACGACGTCACACAGCCGGTTGTGCTTGTCCGCATCGCGGTTGGCGCGTTCCTGCAACGCCTCCACCTTCTCGCGCAGCTGCGCCGGTGAGATGCCGTGGCCTGGTAAGTACTGTGTTCGATCGCGAGGCTCGAGCATACGCTTTGCCTCTGCGCATCCGACGATGGCCGACAGCTTCTCGAACTCGTCGCTCATGTTCCCTCAGCTTTCGGCGGCGGGTAAGCTAGGTCGGCGATATTGCGAGCCACGGTCAGCAAGTCCTCGACGTTCATCAACTCTTTGCTGACGTCGCTACTCACAGCTCTCATCGACTCCTTCAGCACGAGGCACAGCACGTCGTGGTGGCGCTGGGCGCGCAAGCGCTCGGGATAGCTGTGCCAGTCGTGATAGCGAATCGCCTGCGCTCGCTCCTCGACGTCCATCTTGCGCGACTCGATCTCACGCGCCGACGCGATCTTCTCGCGCTCGAGAGCAATCGCTTCTTGCCGCTCACGTTCGCGGCGCTCTTCCCATTCGTCGCTCATTCGCCCTCGTGCTGCTGGTACGGGTTCTTGAGGTCGATGCACGGCGCGGCGAGCGACAGCGGCGGATGCGCCACCAGCGCATCGACAGCGGCCTGCGCGTTGGGCTTGGCAGCCGCCAGCTGCGCGGCCTGCACCCACGGCGCTGTGACCTCGATCACGTCACAGCTCACCTGCGCGACGTTGTCGGCGGTGTTCGGCGGCGGGTTGGTCGCTTGCCAGAGCTGACAGAGCGCGACGCCTGCCTTGTCGGCGGTCGACAGCGTGGCGCAGCCGCCGAGCGTGAGAGCGACAGCGACCGCCGCGGTGTGTCGGCAGTCATTCGAGCACCACGGCGCGTGAAATGGCCACGGCCAATAGCACTCACCACACAGCGGCTTGATGCCCATCAGTGTCCTCCCGGCAAGTTGAACGCCGACCAGATGACGGCGCCGACGATGGCGAGCTCGACCAGCACGGCGAAGCCCATGGAGTGACGGCGTTTCACCGCGCACCCCCGTCGTCATCGTGCTTGGGCGGCGTGTGCACCACGACCGGCGGCTGGTCGATGCGATGGCCGATCGGGTTCTCGTGCAGCGTGCAGCTGCTGAGGTAGAGGCACACGACCGCGACGCACACGGCGACCGTGATGACGATCGGCCACTCGGCGGCGCTGTTCTGAAATGGCTGCATGGAGTCAGCTCCTGAGAGCGACCGCCATCACCGCCAGCCACACTGCACGGATTCGCACAGCTGGTCAAGCTTTCACGTGAAACGTGCCGCCCTGAGCGCCGACCAGATGCGCTTGCGGTCGGTGATCGGCCGGCCAATGTCCTTGTCGTGGAGCAGGTCCATCAGCTCCGAAAGACTGCGTGCATTCAGGTACTTGGGTAGCGTTTCTCGAACTTCGGACGTTTCCACCAAAACCTCAGGTGCTTTCTAGGTTTAGAACTGGCACCCTCACTGAGCTGCGCGCGAGGGACGAGCAAGCATAGCTGAACAGCTGTCCATGCCCACCTCTCGCCTCTTGGCGCGCATTCGTAGCGCGCTCTCGTGGATGGCGACCATGCGTGCAGCCAACTTCAGGTCATCGATGACGTCCAGCGTCGTCCAGCTGACGTCACGCCACCGAGCGAACACATAGTCAGCGCTGCGCCACTGCGTCACTTCTGTTCCGCGATTCGCCGCCGCTGTTCCTCGGTGAAATACCAGGGCCTCAGCTGCTCTGCGACATGCTCAGGCTCGACGCCGTTGTCGATGATCGACCGCAGGTCATCGATGCCGACCCAATCGTCATAGACGTCTTCGCGCGCCGCGATGAGCCTGCGGATCGATTCCAGCTTCTGCTCCGGCGTCACTTGCCACCTCGCTCAGCCAATCGAGCCTGCCTCAGCCGCTCACGAGCGGCAGCGAGGTCGTCGAGCGACGCGGGCTGCTCGTCGGGCTTCGGCTGCTTGGCTTCGAGTTCTTCGGCCAGCTCTCGCATCATCGTCAGCCGGCTGAGCTCGCTGGCGGTCGGTGAGACGTTCAGCGCCAGCGTCTTGCGGACGTAGTCTCGGATGCTGACCGGGTTGAGCATGTCGAGCTCGGTTCCATCAGCCAGTCGTACTTTCTGCGACATCGCTCGCTTCCATTCCGCAGCCCGGCCCATCGGGAGCACACGAGCTCTGTTGCGCCAGCGAGGCACACCACCAGCGTCCCAGTGGTGTGCCATTTTGTCAACGAGCGGCCTTGAGTCGCTGGTTCGGCGAGCTCAGCTTGACCGCTGGCGGCGGACGCTGGCCGATCGGCGGCTCTTCCATCACCTCGAGACGCGCCAGCTTGCCCGTCTCGACGTCATGCATGTGCTGCAACCACGGGCCGCTTGCATGCTGCTCGTAGCGCTTGCCGTTGTGCTCGTGAACGAGCACCGACTCGACGCGACGCGCGAGTCCGCGCAACCACCATCCGATGAAGCCACCCACACACAGCACGGTGAACGCGTACGCGTAGTAGGGCGCCTGCAGCCACGCGTTGCTATTCAACGGATGAGCCTGAGCCTGCACATACGCCCAGTGCTTCATCCACTCATGCATCGCGAGTAAGTCGGGCGCGTTCATCGCATCACCGCCATGCCGGCCCAGAACAGCGGCGGCGTGATGAGCACAGACACGACCTGTTGCCAGACCAGAATCTTGCGCGTGAAGAAGGCCACGACCAGCGGCAGCACGACGAACATCATGAGCATGTCGCTGGGGCCAATGCCGAGCGCTTCGCCAACCTGACGCGTGAGCACCATCGCGTCGTGAATCATGGCGCACCCCACGTCGCGGCGTGGATGAGCACCGCGCACCACACCCCTGCCGCGGCGTAGAACGAGGCCTGTTTCAGCCGATGCAACAGGTCAACGCGCGACTGCGCGCGCGCCTCTGCTGCCGGGCTGATGTTGCGAGGCACGATGGCGGCGCGCCGCTGCCACCACGCCATCGCAACGCTCAGCGCGGTCAGCGCCAATGCGATTCGAATCATGTTGTGTTCTCCAATGTTTTGACGCCCCCGTATCGTGGGGGCAGACGGCCGGACCTTTATCGCGCAGCTCTGGGGCTGGTGGCTTCGACGAGCGACGAGCGCTCGAAGCTGCACCGACGTCGTGGCCCTGTGCCAGTGGCCCTCTGCCGTCGATCGACACTGTCAGCGGTTGTCGATGCAGCTTCCAACGATCGATCAGCTCGAAGCAGCGGCGGCCGGCATGCCTTGACTCGGCTTTACCCGGTGATTCTGGCGACGAACACCGCCGCTGCTTCCAACTCTCGATCGCCGGGGAAGGGCGCCCACCCTCTCCTTGAGAGTGAGCGCCCTGCCCTTCTACGCTCCGGACCCGCGACCGGTGGCTCTGCTGGGGGAGCGGGTCTGTTAGGTCACAGATGCAGCACGTAGTCGCAGCGACGGCACTGCAGCTCGGTATTGTCCGAGTACGGAACACCGTCGTAACCAAGTCTCCATCCGCGAACAAGCACCCCCGTATGGCCTCGCATCCAGCACATGGGCCGCAGCAGCATTCGCCAGCTCATACGTCACTCCAGCTTGAAGTCGCGCACCAGCTGAAACGTTCGTTCGCAGCTCGCGCACATCTCATCAACCACATCGCACTGCGGGCACTCGACGCATTTGGTCAGCAACGCCTGCACCAACGGCTCGCGCTCCTCGTACCGCTTGAGCTTGGCCTCAGCGTCGAGCGCGCGCTTCTTCCACGCCTGCTCGCTCTGTTGGATGATTTCCGGTGAAACGTTCAGCGGCGGATTCTCGCCCATGCTCTCGATGCTCATACCGCGACTCTACCCCAAAGCAGCACGGTGCCGACATGGGTCACGTTCATGCGCGAGTACGCCAAGCCTTCGTCGCGCAGCTCCCGCAGCTTATCGCTTGCCGTCCTGACTCCGACGCGAGCGAGACGCGCGACGTCACGCGCCGTCAGGTCAGTGTGCTTGTTCAGCTCGAGGCACTCGAGCACCGCTTCCCTCGTACCGCCTCGGGCATAGGCCCGATGCGCGTACGGCGCCGATCGGACCGCCATCACACGGCCTCCGTGTGTTCGGTCGCGCCGTTCTTGCCGCTGTACTGCCGACGCTTCGGCTTGTCGGCGTCCATCAGCTCGCGCACCCGCTTGTCGCGCACTTCAGCTCCTGCTGATAGCTGCGCGACCATCTCGTCGTGCGGCATCGCATCCCAATCGATTCGCTGTGCCATGTGTTCTCCAATGTTTGTGGTTACTGCAGTTGTGTCACTAGGTCAGTGTTAGATCGCTGTCAAGCGTTAGTCGCGTTTTCTGCGCGGCAAAGGCGGCGGCTGTTTGCGATCCCACTCGCGCGTCTCGAGCCAATCACTGCGCTCTTGCGAGCGAGGATCATGATCGCGACGGTGCGTGTCACGTTGCAGCCAGCGCGCTGCGCCGAGTGTCGCTATGCCGATGACGATGAGCTCGATCATGGCCACCACTCGACTGCGGTATAGGCCTCGACGCGCGGGTCATGCAGCGTCACGTCGATCGTGCACATCGCCGTTGCGCCGCTTCCGGCGCCGTACTTCGGACGTGAGCTGCAGATGGCGAGGCGATGCAGATGCACCTTGCTCCACAGGTTCTCGCGCCGCGCCTTGCCTTCCAGCGTGGTCAGCGGGCAATGGCACACCACGCGGTCGGAGAACTTCAGCGCGTGCATGATGTGCCGCTCGGTCTGCCCGCCCTCGAAAGGCGGATTCATGATCGCGACGTCGAAGCGCGTGGTCGATTCCCACGAGAGAAAGTCAGCCTGGTGCGCGAGCACATAGAACTTGCTGAACGAGTCCTCGATCGCATCCACGTTGCCGGCGTCGATATCGAGTGCTTCGATGGTCGGAACCGGACCCGTTGTGTACTCGTCGAGAAGCGCCCGGATTAGCGCACCGCGCCCTGCGCTCGGCTCGAGTATCTTCCACGCCGAGCGGTCGAGTCGACGTGTCGGCTCTGCCCACCGCACGATGCGCTCGGCCGTCTCTCGCGGCGTGAACCACTGCGAGAGCGCTTTGTTCTGCGTGCCAGCGGCGAGCGACAGCTGGTCAGACATCGTTAGCCGCCTTCATCAGGTGCGCCATCACCTTGCGCAGGCGGCGTTGCGCGCGCTGGTGCAAGTTGTCAGCGTCGGTGCGCGCAGCGACGGCATGCGGCTCTTGCTCGCCGAAGTACTTGGCCTCGATGTGTCCGAGCCAGTGCAGCGCGGCGACGGCTTGCGCGTAGGCCGCTTCTATCTCGGTCTGAGGCGTAAGCGGATCCGGATCCCATACTTCCGCCTGTCGTTCTCGTGCTGCGTTTGAGCGTATTCGCATGTCACTTTCCCCGTTCCGATGAGCTTGTTGTCGAAGTGGCCGATGTCCTTCCCGAGCACGCGTTTCTCGCCTTTGCGCGTGAGCCACAGCCGCTTGCGCGCTTCCAGGCCCTCGACGAGAAACACGCACGTCATGTCCATCACGTGCTTGAAAGCGCCCGGAACGTTGTCTCTGTCGAGTTTTCCGGGAGCGATGCGCGTGAACTGAACGAACGAGACACGATCGCGCTCGTCGGCGAGCTGAGCGAGTCTTGTTAGTTCGTCGAGCACGTCGTACTTCAGCGTGCTCGTCGTGTTGTGAGCTGTTCTCCAGTGGCCGTTGACCTGCTTGGTCTCGACGAACAGCGGGAGCTGGACGAGCCAGTCGCTATCATCGCGCCTTGCGAATCCGGACACGAAGATGCGCTTCGAAGCGTCCGCATGCTTTCCGCTCGGCGCCATGAGGCCGGCGCGGAACGCCGCGATCTGCTCGGGCGTGGCTTGCGTGCGGATCATGCTTGGCCCCGCTTCGCCGCGCACGTCGGGCACGGGCACAGGTCCGGCATGCGCTTGAATGCTGCTTCAGCGAGCAGCATCGTCAGCTCGAGATGCTTCTTTCCGACGTCGGGATCGCCCAGTACGAATTCGTGGAACGCGGCGAGCGTGCACCACACGCCGTGATCCTGCGCGAGTCGCTTCAGTTCGCCGAGGATGATGGCGATCTTTTCTTTCGCCTGCGCGCTCGTGTATGCGTGTTCGTTTGGCGTGTTCATCGCACTCGCCTCCGCACTGCAGCCATCAGCTGCTTTTCGCAAGGTTGATCGAACCCCGCCGGCGCCGGCTTCGGCACATCAGCAACGCCCCAATGCTCGATGTGCCAGCGACCGAATGCCGCTGCTTTGCGCCGGTCGTTCTCGTCCTCGCTCGCAGCGAGCTTGAGCTGCGCGTCCATCGTCGAGCGCAACCGCCGCTCGAGCTCGCCCACCTCGCGGCGACGAGTCGTGTGATTGACGAGCCACGCGGCGAACGAGTCGCGCTGTTCGTCGGGGATCGGCACGCCGTCGATCCACGCATCGGCGAGCGGATGGCGCACGAGCGCAGGCGTCATCTCGACCGGCCTGAACTTCTCCCGGTCGTTGAACACCTGCCGCGCGATGTCGAGCGGCGAGCCCTCGGCCGCGATCCGCACGTAGAGCGCAGCCATCGGGTCCTTCGCGCTGATCGGCGTGTTGATCGCGTCTCGGAGCTGCTCGATCTTTGCATCGCCCCTCATGACGCCACCGCCGGCCGCGTGAATCCGCTCTCGAGCTTCGCCAGCTCACCGCGCAGTCGCGATACGTCCGCCGTGGCCTGCGCAAGCCGGCCCGGATAGCCCGGTTTCTCTTTGTCGAACCACGGCAAACCCTCGATGATGCGAAGGGTCTTTGCGGCGTCCTGCAGGCGTTCTCGCGCCTTCTCGAGCTGCTCCCGTGGGGTTGCCACCAACTGCTTGAGAACGGGCTTTGGACGATCGGCAAGGAGCTTCGGCCAGTCTGCTGCGAGCTTCTTGGCGTCGCACCACGCCGGGTTTTCGATGAAGTACTGCGTGGCCTCGACCGCGACTCGAACCCGCTCTCTCTCCTCGGCTGGCTTGCTCCCGATGTGTGCGTACTCACGCGGAAAGCTTCCGACCGGCGCGATGTCGAACGGCGAGCGCCCGAGCAGCGAAGCGACGAATCTAAACCCGACATCCTCCGGCCGCTGCTGCAGCTTGCTCGTGTCGATCGGCGGTCGTGGCTCTGGCGCGGTCGCGCGCTCAGGCGCACACGCGCTCATCATCTTCTCTCTTCTATTCTCTTCTCTTCTTTCTTTCTGTCGAACGGTAGTTGAGTCGTTTTGAGGGGTTGAGTCGATTGGGATGTCGGACCCACGACCGATGGCTGACAAGTCCGCTACAGGTCGATGCAGTTGGCTGTCAGGTCGGAAGCAGATCGACACCGTTTGGCCGTCGACTGCGAGCACTCCGCGAGCCTGGAGGTCGAGTAGCGATTTGCGGACGTTTGGGCGCTCCCGGCCGCCGACGTTCATCTGCTTGCAGAGGGACGTTAGCCAGTCGCCGTCAACGGTGATCGGTCCGCCGTCGGCGAGCTCGAACAGGCTCGCGCGCAGGCCGCGCATCGGCATCGACAAGTCAGCCCACGCCGCGTGCCACTTCTTCGGCAGCGGCGAAAACTCGTAGCCGACCTTGCGACTCATGGCCGACCCCCGCGCACGATGCCGGCGGCGATTGCGATCAGCGTTGGGCTGTGAGAGATCGAACGCGGGTCCGCGCTCGGGAGCGCGCTGCTTGGGTCGCCGTGGAAAGTGAACCCTTGCAACGCGCGGGGCGTGGCCCCATAATTCCTACATCGTTTCCTGTCTGGTCTCCGTTTGGCCTCGAGCGCTGTAACGCTCGGGGCCTTTTCGTTTCTGGTCATGACAACAGCTCTCCTTGGCGGTCTGTCATCGTGGTCGGCTCGGTCTTCACGACTTCGCCGTCCTCGGCGATCAGCAGCCACTGCATGGACTCCATCAGCCAGCGGCACTGCACGGGCACGAGATGCTTGCCCATGCGCAAGTCGTCCTTGAGCCCGAGCGCTTTCACGCGGTGCTTCGCGATCGCTTCTTTGAACTCGGCAGCGGCAGCCTTCGCCTGCTCTTCGAGCTCCTTCATCTGGTGCACGTGCTCGGCGAGCTCGCGCCCTTTCTCCATGCGCACCGTGTCTCCGAACGGGCGCAACAGTTGACGTTCCTCATCCGGTCGCTTTGCCATCGCAATCTCCTGTCGTTCATGGGGTGACGAACAGACGGCGCCGCCGTCAGCTGCGGCCGAGGGGGGACACGGCCTAGGTCAGCCGACGGCGGCGGGTCGCGGGCGATTCGCGGGTCCGCGTGCTGATCGCCCGAGTCGTGCACGCGCGATCGCACCGTGGGTGATGACGGTCGCGAGCGCGGACACGACTCCGATGATCAGCGATGACTCGTTGCGGATGGCCGCGCGGTGACCACAGTTGGTCATGCGGCCTCGTTCGAGGCTCGCGTGCGCATGGGCCACGCGGAGACACGAATACCTGTTACAGCCTCGATCTGAACGGCAATGGCTCGGCCGGGGTTCCTACGGCCCGCCTCAATGAGACAGATGTATGACTCCGAACAACCCAGACGCTCCGCAGCGCCCCGCATCGACAGACCACACGATTCTCTCCAGCTCCGCAGGCGCTCGTTCGGGGCTCTCATTCCCTATCGATGACAGTGGCGTTGTCATTTGTCAAGTTGCTAGTACGCAACTTCTCTCTGCCATGCGTCAACCCGAAAACGTGGACAATGAGTCCATGGGAAATGGTCGGGAGCGAGGCGCACCGCAGAACGATGTGAAGGAGATCACACGGGAGCTCCGTCGTTTCTCCTGGCTGGTGACGCAGCTTGTTCGAGACACGGACTTGTCACAGGCTCAAATAGGTCGGCTACTTGGTATGGATAAAGGCCACCTAAGTAGGCTGGTGAACTACGAAAACGCTAGCTACACCGGCCTGTCCGCCGACATAGTTCGCAAGGTGCGCGACCAGCTGAAGATCTCCCCCGACTACTTTTTCGACGACTACGAGGGTGAGGCAAAAAACGCGGTCAAGATCTACTCGCTGGATGCGGCGAGGAAGAAGGCACGCGATGCCGAGCTCGACGACTGGCGACACACAGTCGATCAGGAGATGCGCGAAATGCGGTCGCTGATGCTCGACATGCAGAAGGCGCTGATCTCGAAGGACTCGGAGATCGCACACCTCCGCCGCGAGCTCGAGAAGCGCCCGCCCGCGCCTCGTCACCGGCGTACGACGTAAGGGTCGGCTCTACTGAGCCGAAGTAGCGTCGGCGGAACGACGGCGCTCGAGCGCCTCTTCGAGCGCGCGTATCCTTGCCTCGTCGGACTTCTTGCCGGTTTCCTCATGGCGGGATTCTTTCCCCGCGATCGCCGCAGCAACCGCCGCCCCGACAACGCCGAATAGCGCGCCCGCCGCCGCACCTTCGGCGATGAGCGTCCCGTCTACCTGTTCGCCGCGCGCAGAGCTGGCGATGGTTCCGACGGTGCCGAGAAACGCGCCCGCGCCCGCCGCCGCCAGGGTGCCGTATCCGGTCGCGCAGCCCGAGACGAGCGCCGCTGTCAGAAGACAAGTCATCAAGTTCGTTCGCACGTAAACCCCCGTGTTTATGCGCGGAACGATAAGCACAAACGCCCCGCTCCGTCGACCTGGTTTACTTTTGTCAACGATTCATCTTGACGACTCAGCCGCGGTTGACTAATGTCAACACATGTCGACGAGGTGAGTTGGTCGGACCCGGACGCAACGCGTTCAACATTGGAGCCGGGCCCGACCCCCTCGCGACGAACGGTGAGGCAAGACGATGGACGGCGCAATCACAGAACTCGGATACGCGCGCAGTGCGGAGCTGGTCGCTCAGGCCGAGCGCGCGGCGAAGCGGCTGGCTGAGAAGCTGGCGCTCGACGTGGTCGCCTTCGACCAGGCTGGCAGCTCGTTCTACCTGCGCCGCATCCACGGCCTGCCGGCGCGTCAGCACGACTGGCCGGAGTGGCTGTGGGAGCGCTGGTGCGAGGACTCGACGCTCGACGAGCACGTGCTGCTCTCGCTGCGCGAGACGTTCTGCGCCGAGGCTGCGCTGCGCCTCGATGACGCTGGATTCGACTGCCGCTGATGGCGGCCAAACATTGGAGAACACGAATGCTGACACACGAGCAAATGCCACTGCGAGACGAGTTCGGCAGACCGATCGAGATCATCGATCGCGAGACGCACGCACGGTTCTGGGCACGCGACGAGCGCAAGAAGATCGCCGCCGAGTTCCAGGCGATTCGCGAGCAGATTCACGCGCTCAAGGTTCGCAAGCGCGTGGTGGAGCAGCTCGAGGATGAGCTGGCGCGCGAGCGGAGGGCGTCGTGACGCAGCATCGCAAGCTGACGCGCAATGAGCTGTCAGCACAGATTACGCGTCAGAACCACATCATCGAACGCGACACTCTTCGCATGCGCGACGCTGCATTCGTGCTCGAGGAGCAGACGAGAACGCTGAAGAAGGTTCGTCAGATTCTCGCATCGCCGGAAGCAGAGATCGATCCCAAGGGAATTGTCGCCACGTTGCGGCTCGTGCTGGAGGGCAAGCTGTGATCTTAGCGCACGCCGACTACCAGGACCCCGCCGACACCGAGCGTGGCTGGGACGACGAGACCACCAGCGTCGACGAGTGCGCGCACGGCGAGCATCCGATCGAGTGCTCGCTGTGCACCAGCGCAGGATTTCATGCCGCCGTGAGCGGCGAGGAGGAAGACATGTCAGAGGAAGAGTCGACGGCAGAAGAACGCGAGCAGCAAGCGTACACGGAGATCATGAAACTGATCGACCTCCTGAGCCCGCGGCGATGCGGCGCACTCAGGAACGTTCTCGAGATCAAGCTTCGGCAGGATGCGGAAGCTCACGAAAAGCTCGCGCGAGATGCGCGTGCAGCTCTCGCAGCTCTCGGGACGAGACCGCGCAAGCAGCGCAGCGACGCCGGCACCACACGCCCGCGCAAGACGGAGGCAGCGTGATGGAAGAGCTTTTCAGGGCGTGGGCGGCGGAGCTCGACACGCAGAACTCCATTCTCAAGGAGGCAGGCGAGGAGCCGCTGACGATCGAGGAGTTCATCAGCTGCCGCGTGGATGACGTGCGCGAAGCACGCTCAGCCAAGCGCGCGTGGCACGAGGAAGCGTGGTGGAAGACATACCGCGCCGCGATCTCCGCCGGCGCAGCGCGCTGCTACCGCGACGCCGACGACGACCAGTACGTCGAGTTCACTCACGACTACGCCAGCAGAATCGCCGACAAGGCGCACGGCCCGCTGAAGAACGAGGTGCAGCCGTGAGCGCCATGTTCAAGGCGGCGTCTCGCGAGAAGACGAAGGCGCGCGTGCTGCTCGCCGGCCCGAGCGGCAGCGGCAAGACGCGCGCCGCGCTCGAGATCGCCCGCGGGCTCGGCGACCGCATCGCCGTGATCGACAGCGAGAACCGAAGCGCGAGCCTGTACGTCGGGCTGAACGGGCTCGCGTTCGACGTGTGCGAGCTGTCGCCGCCGTACACCTACGAGAAGTACCTGCAGGCCATGAATGCGTGCTTCGCGTCGAAGGCATACGACGTGCTCGTCATCGACTCGCTCACGCACGTGTGGTCGGGCGAAGGTGGCGCGCTCGAGACGGTCGACAAGAAGGCGAACGGCGGCAACGCGTTCACGGCTTGGAAAGACGTCACGCCGTCGCACAACAGGCTGCTAACGGCGATCAGCGCGAGCCCCATTCACCTGCTCTGCACCGTGCGGACGAAGACCGCCTACGTCCTCGAGGAGCGCGAGAACCGCTACGGCAAGATGGTGCAGGTGCCTCGTAAGATCGGCCTGGCTCCCATCTTCCGCGAGGGCGTCGAGTACGAGTTCTCGGTGCAGCTCGACATCAACTTGGACCACGAGGTGAGCGTGTCGAAGACCCGCATCACCGAGCTGGACGGCGCCAAGTTCGCGCCCGGTGAGCTTGCGAAGATCGGCGCGACCATGCGCGAGTTCCACGACACGGGCTCGATCAAGCAAGCGGAGCCGCGGCCAACACAACCGGCGCAGTCTGGCCCGCTGCCGACGAAGACGGCGAAGAGCTACGCCGTGAAGCAGTACGCCGAGGTGCCGTTCTCGTCGCTGCCGCACAGCGCGCTGACCGATTACCTCAACTACTACACCGAGCGCTTGCCGACTCTACAGCAGGCGAACCATCGCAAGGCTGTCGAGGCGACGATCCTCGCAGCACAAGCCGAGGCGCAGCGCAGGCTCGATGCTGAGGCTGTCGGCGCCGATCCGGAGACGGGCGAGATGCAAGACGATCCGTTTCTGCCGAACGACGCGCTCAACCGAGCAGAAGACGGCGACGCCGGACCACTCGGAGCTACGCCATGACGCATTCGCCGAAGAACTCCAGCGATGGATCGACTCGCGCCCCGTCTACCGCGAGAGGCACATCGAGTGGGGACGATACAGCCACCTCGGAGGCAAGCTCCCGTGGCCAGTCGACCCAGATGACGACCTGCCGTGGTGAGGCGCCGTGATCTCGCTCCGCGGATACTTCGCCGTCGGCTTGTGGATGCCGCGCGATCCGAAGAACGTCGCCAATGCTCTGCGAGCGTGCGGCTGCTTCGGCGCGGCATTCCTCGCCTACAGCGGCCAACGCTACCAGCGGCACGCCGCCGACACGCAGAAGGCGTATCGGCACATGCCGCTGATCAACACCGGCGACGAGCCCGACAACGTGCTGAACGTCGTGCCATACGACTGCGCGCCGGTCGCGGTCGAGATCACCGACCGCGCGGTACCGCTCGAGCACTACAAGCATCCCGAGCGCGCGTACTACGTGTTCGGTCCAGAGGACGGCTCGATCTCGCCGGCCGTGATGAACAGGTGCCGCGACGTCGTTCGCATCCCGTCGCGTTTCTGTCTGAACCTAGCAGCCGCTGTAAACGTGGTTCTGTATGACCGCATCTCGAAGGGCACGCCGACGCAGGCACTGTTCGAACGCGGGATCGCGGTGCTGTGACCGAGGACCTGACGTGGCTGCGCACGCAGGACATCGAGAAGCTTGCGAAGGTCGGTCGCACCAGCGCGGCGAGGCTGATTCGCCGCGCTGGTGGCTGGCGTGAGCCGGACGTCGGGTGGGTGGTGACACCCGCCCAGTGGCGGGCCTACATCCGTCGTCGAGCCCGAACCCGAGGAGACGAATCATGCGGAGACAGGTCCCGATCTTTTCGCGCGTCACAGCCCGAGGACGGTACTGGTACTGCCACCTCAAGCTCCCAGACGGCAGTCGACCACAGCGCGCTCTCCACATCCGAGACGACGGAAGCAAAGAGTCCGAGCGCGCCGCCATCGCCGCCTACTGGGTCGAACAAGCACGCGCAACGAATGGAGGACTTGATCAGAAGCGCAAGCCGAAAAGGCTCGACGACGCGCTCCGCGAGATCACCAAACAACAAAACCTCGCTCAGCTGACCGACTTCGCGCACGGCAACACCATGCGCGAAGCGCGTCACCTACTCGCTCACTTCAAACCGGACTACGACTTGCGAACGCTCACCACAGAAGACGCTACCCAGGCGCTGGTCGACTACGCGACGCAGGCGACCGCCAAGAGGTTGCCGGTGACCGTGATGCGCGAGCTGTTCGCGCTGCAGCGCGCGATGCGCGCGGTGGGCCTCAAGGCGCCCGATCTCCCCGAGCTCGGCGACACGAGCGCGAAGCCGCAAGAGCCGCTCAGCCCCGAGGACCTGCGGCGGTTCTTCATGGCCGCCAAGCCGCACCACAAGTTCGTGTGCGTCGCGCTGCCGTCGCTCGGCATCCGCGCCAGCGAGTGGAACAAGATCACCGAGATCGATTGGTCGCGGCAGATGCTGTTTTGCCAAGGCACGAAGACCGACCGAAGCCCGCGCTGGATTCCGATCCCCGACGAGCTGTTCGAGCTGATGGTCGAGCAGAAGAACCGCGGCGAGTGGACGGGCTTCCCGGTGATCCGTCGCGATGCGATCGACCACATCGTGCGAAGCACGTGCAAGCGCGCCGGCATCGGCCCGCGCAGCGCCAACGATCTACGCGGCACGTACGCGACAGCGCTCGCGCTGCAAGGCGTGTCGGCCGCCGAGCGCGCCGCACTGCAGGGCAACAGCGAGCTGATGCAGATGCGCACGTACTCGCAGCCGCACCTGCAGCCCGAGGCGTTGCGCGGCGCAGTCGACAAGCTTCCGCGCATCACGCGCCCGCGTCTGTGCACCGCGGATGCACCAGAAAGTACGGCAATCGCGGCAACTACGTCGCTGGATGAGCACAGCGCTGCAGCGAAATCACTCAACAATCCGACTCGCTGAACTGAACGGCCTAACAGAAAACCATTCGTCACGAGAATCAGAGGGGACATGAAACGCGAACCATATCCAGAGGTTGTGGAAGCAGCAAATCCGTGCACCGCCGATGCACCAAAACTCGACGGAGAGTCATCACTCGAATGGTTCCAGAAGCGGGAACCCCTCGTGAGAAAGCTGGTAGGTGTCTGCGAAGACACCGCGCCGCCGGGCGGAGTCATCGACGCAGCGTGGGACGAGCTCGTGAGCTGGGAAGCGGACGCGGAGACCAACGGTCTGGGTAAACCGAAGGAAACCGAAGCGACTGAGCAGGCTTCGCCATCGGAACCGGTAGAAACCCGGCTTGCAGCTGACGGCGGCTTGGATACGCCACTCGGTCGGGCGATGCACTGGATCGACCACTGCCGAAACGATCCTGCCATCGCTCTCGACAAACCGGAGGTGCTAGCGCTCGCCGCCGAGGTGCGCCGGTTGCGTGAGGAGCGCGACATGTTCGCCGAGGCCGGGCGCGCTGCCGAACTGCGCATCGTCGAGCTGAAGGCAAACCACGCATCGCTGATCGAGCATCACGACATGTGGAAGCAGCAATGGGAGGAGATGCGCGACACGATGTGGAAGCCGGCGATGGCCAAGCTCGCGCGCGTGGAGGCGATTATCAGCGGGATCGATCCCCACCTTCCGATTACGGCGAACCGTGAGGCGCTAGAGTCCATCGCAGCCACTCTGCGCGACGAGCCGCAGCCCGAGCGCGAACCCAAGCTGCCGTACAACGGCTACTGAAACGGGTGGCGGCGCGGAGGCCAAACATTGGAGTGTAAAAACCGTCCGCGCCGCTGCCCTGGCGGCAGCATGGCGTAAGTTGCCAACATAATTCAAGTTTGATCCGCGATGGTCGCGGTCAAACCCGTGGGCGTCGGTGGAAGCGCACGCGTCGTGATGAGGCTGCTTTCTGTCGCCCGACGCTCACGGGTCCTTTTTCTTGGGAGGCGGCAGCGGAGGCGGTTTCTTGTTCATCGGCCGCGTGTCGATCATCGATTGGTCGGGCCGCGTGTCTTCGATCGGATGCAGAGCGTCGAGCTTGCCGGCGGTGGCCGCCTCGCGAAGCGCATCTTCGACGACTTGCCGGATGCGCTCGACCGACTCTGGCACGAGGCGCAGGTTGTACGCCCGCACGAGCGTCGACACGATGGTCAGCATGATGCGAGTCGCCAGCCGATCGACGTGGCGCTCGACGCGCGCGTTCACGGCTTCGGCGGGCGCACCGACTCCTGGATCTCAGCCGGAAGCGTCTGGACATCCACGTGCCCCGGCCCGAGCGTCGTGTTGCCGAATGCTGTGCCGCCAATGGCTGCGGCAATGATCGACAGCACGGCCTCCAGCGTGATCGGCTGCTGCTTCAGAAGCAGTGCAGATAGTCCGGCCAGAGCCAGCGCGATCGCGCGCATTCCCCAGCGTTGCAGTTCAGGTGAAATCGTCGGCTTCATCGTCTGTGCTCCTTCGATTGTTCTTCGAGCGCACCGAGCCGCAGCTCGATGGCGTGGATCCGTTCGAGCAGCGCTCGGTCACGCTCGAGCGCGCTGATGCGGTTCTCGGCAGCCGTCAGGTAACCGCGGACGTCAGTGAGCCCCGAAGCCTGGTTCTGCTGGCGCTCCTCGACCGCTGCGAAGCGCGCAACGCCAACGGCGATCGCTGTGATGATCGAGATCCAAACGGCGGCGTCTTTGGCGGTCATACAACCCGCATGCGTCTCCTGCCCGCGTACATCGTGCGGCGCGACACGTTGCCCTTGAACGGGCCGCCGGTGACCGTTGGACCTATCCCGCCGCCGAGCGTGACGCTCCCGAAGCACGACGTTGTTCCGCCCGGCGCAAGAGCCATTTTCGCGCCCATCGCGAAGCTTCCGGTAACGCTGGTCGTGCCGGTGGGAGCGAGCGCAGCGAGCTCGGTGAGCGCTACTGCTCCGATCGTGTTCGTGGATCCAAGAGCCGGGAACTGCAGCAGGATCCCAAGCTGAACCGCGCCTGTCGTCTGCGTGCTGCCGCTAGGAGCTGCAAGCGGCGCAGTGAGGCCCAGCCCGACCGAGCCCGTGGCGTTCGTTGTTCCTGCCGGTGTGACCGATTCCAGCGCCGTCAGCGCGACCGACCCCGTGCTCTGCGTCGTGCCCGCAGGAGCAACGGCGGCGATCTCGGTGAATGCAACCGATCCAGACGTCTGTGTCGATCCAGTGGTCGCGCCGAGGTCCTGATTGGCTGAGCTTCCGAGCGTGACCGATCCGGTCGTCTGGCTCGACCCGGCCGTTGTGCCAAGACTCGCGGACACTCCCAGCGACACAGCACCTGTCGTATTTGACGTGCCTGCTGGCGTGAGTGGCGCCGTCAATCCAAGCGCGACGACACCGGTCACATTCGTGGTTCCCGCGGGCGTCAGTGCCTCGATGGAGGTCAGCGCCACCGCACCTGTGGTGTTCGTCGAACCGGCAGGAGCGAGCGCTTCAATCGCCGTCAAAGCGACAGCGCCGGTGGTCTGCGTCGTCCCAGCGGGAGCAAGCGCCGCAAGCTCGGTGAGCGAGACGGCGCCGGTGACGTTGGTGGTTCCCGCCGGCGCCAGCGATTTGAGCGCTGTCAGCGTGACCGCGCCCGTCGTCTGGGTAGTACCTGCTGGAGTGATCGCTGCCAGCTCGCCGAGCGTGACGGCGCCCGTTGTTTGCGTCGTTCCGGCCGGCGTGATTGCCAGTGCCGAAGCCGCCGGGATGATGATCGTCGGGCTCCTCCCGAACCATGGCCGCGGCGCCTGTAGCGTCGAGTCGCTGACGGTGCCGGTCGCTGTGAGGTTTCGGCCGTTGCCGGAGAAGTCAACGCCCGCGTTGCCGCCGTTGTACATCGGCCAATAGCCGACGAGATTCGAGTAGCTCAGGCCAACTTCACGGCCGCCGTTGTAGAGTGCAGCGATTTCCGCCGCTGTAAGAACGCGGTTGAAAAGCCACGCGTCCTGTGCCGCGCCATTGAATCCGCCGACGATAATGCGGTTCCAGCTGACGGTGGACGTCAGGCTTCCGCCGGTCGTCGTCGGCGTTACGGCAGCGCCGTTTTGGTAGATCTTGCAGCCGCCGGTCGTGTTCGATCCGTCGTACGTCGCGGCGTAGTGACGCCACACGGTGGTGGTCGTCGAGTTGCCTTGAATGAAGAGCTCTTGTGTTTGCGAGCTCTGCGATAGGTCCTGAAAAAAAGTGCCGTTCGACGCCGAGTTTTGAAGGCTGACGATGTCAGTGAACGCCGATCCGTTGGTGCCGCTTCCCGCGATACCCATGTAGACGCCGCTGTCGCCAGCGGCGCCGTCCACCAGATTGCCGCCGCTCCCCGAGCAGTTGACCCAGATTGACATCGTCCACGCTGAGCCCTTGAGGGTCTGGCTCGCCGGTACGCTCGTCGTACTGAGGTATGTCGGGGTTGTGCCCGAGAACGTGACCGCCACGCGTCACCTCACGTGCTGAGATAGCTGACAGTGATCCAATAGATGAGCGCGTTGTCGGTGCATGTATCGTTCGCGGGATCGCGATCGATCTGCAGCGTGACGATGTTGTCGATCGCAAGCGAATCGAGATTCGACACGGTGACAGTCGAGCGAGATGTGCCCTTCGAGGTGCTGTTGACCGTGGTCGTCGTGCTCGTCGCCGTTGCGAAGGACTTGGTCGTCAATGCCGTTGCCGCGCCCGCCGCCACTACCGCGATCGCGCACTCCCATTTGACCGTGCCCGTCGTCGCCGAGCCCGTGCAGATGTGATCGATGTCCACCGTCAGATTTCCGCTCGCGTAGTTCGATGCGCGGAACACGTAGTTCATGTACTGCTTTGTCGTGCCGCTGCCATCGAACGCAGGACCGAAGATCGTCGGGTTGGTGCCCACCGTGCCAGCAGCGATGTACGTCATGGTTGGGAGCTGCGTTCCGGGCGGTCGACCTGTCGACGGGTCGATCTGGATGATGACGTTGGCCACGTGTGCCTCACTTCACGATCGATAATTTTTCGGACTGCTCGCGCAGCGCATTCTGGTGCGGCGAAGGTCGGCCGAAAGGAGGGCCACCAGACGCCACGATTCGAACTTCCTGCGGCCTCACGATCTCGAAGTAGAGATTCACGTCGGAGTCCGGGATCGCGTATACCTGCCCGTCCGGATATGTGATGAGGGCGATCGTCGGATAGCCCTCCCACTGCTGCGGAACGGACAGCAACACTTCGAGCCCGGTCTCCTTCTCGATGTAGCGCGTGTTGAGCTGCATGATCAGGCCGAGATGATTCCCATCGTGAGCGCGCTCGCCGCGATGGTGATCGAGATGCCCGCGCCGCCGACGCTTTGGCTCGCGCTTGCGAGCGCGCGGCCCATGTAGTTAGCCTCGGTCGTGCTCGAGACGTTGATCCACACGCCCGCGTACGTGATGGTTCCCCACGCCGCGCTCGCTCCAGCACTCGGACCGAACGTGATCAGGGCACTGTTGCTCGCGGTACTCGCGGTGTCGACGGTCACCGACGTATACGCCGTGAGTGTGTTCCACGTGACCGACTGGCGCGCATAGCCGCTGGTCGTCGTGGTGACCTCGTTGGCCGTCTGCCCATCGTCACCAGGGTTGCCGGTGTGGAGCGAAGCCCACCACGCGCTCGGTGCCGCTGACGGCGTCTGACCTACGAGTGTCTTGCTGCAGTAATCGACGCGCGAACGGCGTCCCCATCCAGTTGCCATGCTTTCACCTATTGCTCGAGTAGATGTAGAGATTCCCGCTCGACGTCATGCCCTTGAGGCGGACCCAGACGTACCCGTTCAACACCATGTTGAGATACGCGTACTGCCAGAGCGGGAAGTCGCTCGACTGGTTCGCGTTGAACGCCGCGCCGCCGGTGCTTCCATCGCTCGTCCAGAAACGCACCTGCACGTTCTGGTCAGCGGTCATCGTGTACCAGCCAGGACCGCCGACAGTGATTTGCGTCGGCGAGCTCGAGCCGGTCGTGAACGCAATCACCTGCGAGCGGCACCGATCGAGCGCGCCCGTGCCATCGAGCGCCTGGTCGAAGCCAGTCGGCGGCGTGATGTAGATGGCTTCAGGCTCGTAGATCACGTTGCGCGCCCCATGATCCACGCGGTGAACTGGTTGGCTCCGCCGCCGCCTGTGCGCGTGTAGATGAGACGCACGAAGCTGGGGATGTACTCGACCACCAGGATCAACGATCCCGCCGTTCCGCCCGTCGGCTGTGCGCCGTGCGTGACCGTGGCAGTGAGCGTGACCGCGGTGGTCGATGATAGCGAGTCGTCTTCGCTGCCTTGCAGCGCCAGCGTGCCGGCCGTCGCTGCGATCGCGGTCCATGACACATGCGCGACCAGCTCGCGACACTTGCGCGTGTCGATCCATCCGGCGTTGAAGCTCGTGCTGCCGTCCTGGTTGCTCAGGTATTGGCGCCACTGACTGACGAAGGGTTGGACAACGGCCATCTGTTAGCTCTCCCGGTTCATCCGAGTTACTGCGCCTGCGCGCTCATCTGCTGCAGCTGCGGCATGTACTGCCGCTGCCAAACGTCGTCGGTGTTGCGAAGCTGCGTGAGCTTCTGGTTGAGCGTCCCGTCCTTGCGCGCCTGCATGAGCGGCTGCGCATACGGACCGAGCGCTTGCGGATTGCTGTCGAGCAGCGACTCCACGATCTGCGGCTGCATCTGACCGCGCGATTGACTCTGCACTTGCTGCAGCTGCTCGGTCGCGCTCGCCGCTCCCTGGCCAACGCGGCCGGCTTCGTTAGCCATGGACATGCCCATGCGCGCGCCGAAGTCACCAAGTCCTGCGGTTGCGTCTGACACGCTGGAGATCGCGCTCATGCCGCCGTTCCGTGCAAAGAACCCTGCGGCTTGCTGTGCCGCTTGCGATGCGTTGGTCGGAATGTATCCCGCGTTGTTGCTCGGCATCCCGCGCAGGCTCGTGTCGTACACGTCGCTGCCGAGCGAGAATGCATCGCGTCCACCGCGCCAACCCGCGGCCATCTCGGGCGGCACACTCGGCACGTTCAGCGCATCGTCGATGCGCTCACGAAGACCGCCGCCGAACTGCTTATTGATCGCGTTCTGGTTCGACTCAGTTTGGTTGGTCGCTGCGAAATTGGTCTGATCATCGAACGCGCGGCGTTGTTCGAGTGCGCGCTTCCACGACAGATCGCCGCTCGGGATGTCGACCTTTCCACCGGGCTGCATGTACTGGTGCCCGTTCCAGCCTGCGGGCTCCATCGTCGCAACAGGGCCTCTGCCTGGCTGAATCGTGTCGGCTTCGAGCCGATCGGCGGTGCCTGACCGATAGGCGGAAGCTGAATTGGTGCCCGCAGGAGCCAGCGCGCCCTCACGCGCTGCTTCGGAGCGCTGTTGATTGATGAGGTCGGCGATAGGAACGTTCGGCGGTTGATCGAGCTCGTTGATCGCATCTTCGTTCGTCGACATCCGATCGAGTCCGCCCTGTTTGAATGTCTTCGCGCGATCGTTGATTGTGCGCATGCTCGGCGCGAAACCCTTGGTCATGCCGGAGTCGCGGATCTTCTCGGCGAGCGCGCCACGCTCCTCGGCGCCAAGCGCCTGGACTTCTTGAGCGGTCATTCCGGTCGATCGAAGGAGCGTCCAGTCGGCATTCGCCGCGGCTGCTTTCTCGATTCCAAGACCGGCCTTTGCACCAAGTGAGCCGGCCAGTGCGACCGAGCCGCCGGTAATAGCACCTGGCGTCAGCCCGCTGATGAACTGCTCCAAAACCTGCTGGTCGTCATCTCCAGCTCGGTAGGCATCTCCGGCACGGATGGCGCCGCCACCGATTGCGCCCGTCGCTGTACCGCCGCCGATCTTCTTGATGAAGGGCAAGATGCCATCAGCGAGCTTCTCGGTTGCTCCAGCCTCAGCGCCTCCCGGAGACACGATGCTAAGGAGGTGCTCCAGCATCGCGTTGGGTCCGCCATTGGCGTCAACCATGCCCTGGATTGGATCGCCGCCAGTATCCGCTACCGCTTGCCCATATCTACCGCTCGGATCGACCAGCTGCTCGAGCACGCCCCGCGCGTCTGGCGCCTTCAGGTTCGGATCGGGCTCGGTGAACATCGACTGCGGCTGCGCCGTCTGCTTCTGGCCGTCGTCGGCGGTGAACTTCACGCCATGATCGTCGAAGTCCTTCATCGCCTGCATGGCGACGGACTCCGGCATGTCGTACTCGTCGCCGCTGTCGAGCTTGATGTGAACGGTGCCGCCGCTCATAAGCCGCCCGCCCTGTACTTTTCGTACTTCTTGCGCAGCGAGTCCGGCATCACGCCGAGCGAAGGCGCGGACTGCTGCAGTTGCTGCATGCCACCCGCGGTTGTCGGCACGTCGAGCGGATCTGGCACGCGCGCTTGCGGAAGCGCGTCTCGCGCGCTCGCGGGCGCGTCATCGATCACCGCAGCCGCTTGCGCCGGCATCAGGTCGTCGAGGCCGTATTCCTTCAGCACTTGCCGCGCGACGTCCTCGCGTCCGACACCAGCGCCGCGGACGCCCGACTCGAGACCCTCACGGATCGTCTTGATCGCTTCCTCGCGCGCTGCTTCGCCGGACAGTCGTCCGGTGCCATACGCGCGCTCGCGTGCGGTCGCCTCGTTCGCGCTCACCGCCGTGCCGAAGTAGCGCTTCGTCTCGGGGTTGATGAGCTGCTGCAGGATCTCCTGGTTGTGGATCGCTTGGGGATCCAACATCAGGTTGGGCTCGTTGTATTGCCAGTTGCTGAGCCCCGGCACGTTGCCCGGAGCTGCGTCGATCTGCTTCTGCAGGTCGCGCGCCTTCTGCAGCGCCGTCAGCATATCCTTGGTCTGCGTGCGGAAGCTATTGAGCTCGCCCTGCCGGTGCGTCTCCGCGGTCGCCGCGCGCGTCGCTTCGGCGTTCATCTGCGCGTCTTCGTGCGCCTGTTTCGCTTGCGCGATGCGCAGGTCTTCGCGGTCGAGCTCCGCCTGTTGCTGAGGCGTGATGTCGGGCGGCGTCTCGTTCTTTGCGGTCGTGCTCGCGGTCGTGCTCGCGGCGGCTTTCTTCGCTCCAACTTCGGCACTTCGATCGGCCTGATCGTATTCCTCGTCGAGCAGACCACCCTTACGACCGCGGGATAGGTCATATGCATGCTTCACGACTGCGTCGGCCTCCGGAGTGCCCGGTGTTTCCTTCGCACGCGCATACGCATCTTTCCCGGCAAGACGCCTTTCGCGTTCTTCTTGCGTCTCGTGACCACCCATCGCGTTCATCACGGCTTGCGTACGCAGTGCCTCCGCGACGGGATCCGCGTCCTTGCGCTTCGCCTTGGCGAACGCGACCTGCTCCTTGAAGTGCTCGTCCTGCGACGCTTCGTGGTCGCGGTTGCTTGCGTATGCCCCGACGATTTGCCCGAGGCCGCGGCCCTTGTTCGCGCCGAGGTCGAGCAGCATCGCGAGCGCAGTGTCGATGTCGCCCGCGGTGTGGCTGCGGTGCTCGTGCTGCGCGACGAGGTCGTCGAGCACGCTCGAGTCGTCGGTGCTGCCCATGCTCGACGCGCGCGCTGCCTTCGCCTGATCGAGCCGAGCTTGGAAGTCCGCCACCTTCGGGTCAGTCGTCGAAGCCTGCAACGGCGCGGGCGTCTGATCGACCGTCGGCGCGTGATCGTCAGCGCCGCCCAAGAGCTCCTGCAGCACGCTTTGCTGATCAGCGAGCCTCTTTTGCTCTTCGTCATCGCCGAGAAGATTGAAGTTGTAGCCGCCCATCAGATCAGCCCCGGGATGAGGTTTCCGCCGAGCAACCCGCGATTGCCGCCGAGGCCGAACCGGAAACTGTTTTGCTGCTTCGCGAAGTCCTGCGCTTGCTGCGCTGCGTTCTGGCCCGCAATCACGCCCATGCCTGCTTGCAATACCTGGTTGTTCAGGCCGGTCTGCTGGTTGTTGTTGGAGATCTGCGCGCCTCCGAGCTGCATCATCGTCTGCAGCTGCTGACCGGCCGTGTTGAGCCTCTGACCGTTCACACCGAGACCCGTGTTGATCGCGTTCTGCTGCGCGTTCGTGCTGTTCGCGGCGAGGCCGCCGATCGTCCCGATGGACGACTGGTTGCGTTGATTCGCCGCGTCGGTAACGCCGAACTGTGCACCGGCGAGGTTGTTGGTATTCGTCGTGAGCTGACCGAGCGTCGTGTTGCCCTGGTTCGCGATGTCGACGTAGCGCCCCGTAAGCGCCTGTTGTTGCTGCGCCGCGAAATCATCCTGGAAGCGCTGCTGTTGGAGGCTCTGCGCCTTATTGAACTCGGCGACGCTGTCCGCGGCGCTCCCGCGCGAGAATGATTCGTTGAACGACTGCTGACGCATGTTGCTCGCGAGCTGTCCGCTGGCTTCGCTGCCCTGCAACTCGACGTTCGTGTTGAACTGCGCCATCGCGTCGGCGGCTTGGCCGCGCGCGTACTCCTCGCTGAAGCCCTGTGCTCGCAGCGTGGCGTATGCGTTCGAAGCCGCCTGTTCGGCCTGCGCCTGCAGCCCGGAATTGAACTCCGAGACCTGGTTTCCCTGCGAGTTGAGCTGGCTCGACAGGTCGCCATACATCCCCAGCGCCTGCATGCTGCGCTGAACGGCTTGCGCCTGCGCGCCGAGATCGCCGAGTAGGCGGTTCTCGCTGGTCTGCGCGCCTGCGAGCGCGTTCTGCCCGATCTCCATGCCCGATCCGCTCATGCCGCGGCGGCGCATGTCGGTCATGATCGCAGCCCGGCTCGCGCTCTCTTGCTGCTCTTGTGCGAGCCGGTCCTGCTCGAGGATGAACTTCTCGGCGGCCGTGTTCTGCGGCGTCGTGAGCGCGCTGAGCTGGTTGAGGGCGTCGTGCGCCGCCGCATACGCCTGGGGGTCGGCTGAGCCGTTCTGGACGTTCAGCGAGCCGCCAGCGATGCCCTGTAGGGCGTTCGCCGCGTTCTCTTGGTTCGCGACATCCTGCGGGTTGGCGTACGCCTGCGCGGCTTGCGACGTCAGCGCGTGCGAGCCATTCGCGAAGCCCTGCAGCTGCGAGAGCGCCGCGTTCTGCGCCGCGATCGAAGCCGGGTCGGCCTGCGCGGTCGCAGCTTGCGAGATGACCGGAGCTCCGAAGCCGCCGGCCGTGAGTACCGGCTGCGAGCCGAGGTTATTCGCGAGCGTCGTGTAGTTGCCGAGCGACAGTCCATTCAGGTTGTTCAGCGCGCTCGTGTACTGCCCGAGCGTCTGCTGGTCTTGTGCGTTGGCATTCTGCGCGCTGCCCCAGCTCGCGCCTGCGAGTCCGGCATTCAAGTTCGTGAGCTGATCGGCCCAGTTCTGCGATTGGTCGGCGAGGCCCTGGCTCTGGTTGAGAATCTGATTCTGACCGGTGAAGAACCCACCCTCTGCTTGCGAGAGCTGGTTGAGGACCTGCGTGTTATTCGCGCCGCTATTGTTGATGTTGACGCCCATCTGCCGCAGGTAATCCTGAGGCGAGTAACCGCTATACGGTGCTGCGGTTGTCGGGAACGCCGAGCTTTGCTGTCCAGCTCCCTGCCAAGCTGCTGGGTTGTACGGAACTCCGGCGCTGTACCCTGGAGCGGGTGCCATCGGGATGCCCGTCGTCGTGTTGTACGGGTCCGTGTAATTGCCGGTGTAGCCGTTCGAAAAGTTCGAGCTACTGGCGACCGGAGCGACAGGCGTTGCCGAGAACGTGCCGTCGTCGACGTAGGTGCCGTCGAGCGGGTTGTAAACCAACGCCATCACCCACCTCCAAAGAAGAGCAGGACCGAGAAGTTGTAGGCGGTGCCAACGAGAAGACTTGGCGCGCTGGTGATGCGCACTTGCCCGGTCGTGAAATCCCAGTTCAGACCGCCGCTCGCGAACGACGCGAAGATCGGCGCACCCACGCTTTGCGCGCTGCCCGGAATCACCGCGTCAGGGCATCGACCGCCGGTGTCGATGGAGATCGGAGGAGCCCATGCCACGTTCTTGAACGTCGCGATCTGCAGCTTCGCGTCGACCGCGTCGATCGCTCCCTGCGCATCACGCGCGAGCTCGGCGACGTTCGTCGAGCTTGGACTCGTCGTCCACACGCGTTTGCGAATGCCCGGCGACCGCGACGTCATCGCTGCATCCTTTGTTCGGTGATGTCGACGAACTTGACCGCAATACCCTGCACCAACGTGGGCGCCGTTCCGCTCGACTGGAACTCGAGCCCGATCGTGTTGGCGATCGCTGGCGCGTTTCGCGGAATCGACCACGACGTACGCCAGAAGCGAGCGTCGGTCTTTTGGAAGTTGAACGGCGTCTGCAACAGACGCTGCCCGCAGTTCGTTCCCGGCCACACCGTGAGCGGCGGCGTGATGTCGCCGTTCACGATGAGCGTGATCGACTGCCCAATCCCCTGCGTCCACGCCGTCGGCAGATAGGCAGAGAACTCAACCTGTTGCCACATCCGCGTGACAAACGGGTCGTCGCCCAACAGCGTCTGAAACTTGAAGTCGAACCGCTTGCGAGCGGTGGCCACGCTCGGAGCGACGAGACAACCCTGCGTCTGACTCAGCCAGAGCGTTGATTGCGCATAGCGCGAATAGCATCCGTGAAGAACAGCGTCGCCGGTGGAGTTGGTGTCGACACCGATAAAGTCGTTCGTGAAGCAGTCGGTGATGTAGTTGTAGATCCAAACGCGGTTGCCAGGCGTCAGGGTCTCCTTCATCCAGATTTCGTCGTTGGTTTCGTCGGCGACGAGAAACAACGCATTGCTCGTCGACCATGACGGCGCGTTCCACGGCTGACCGGGAATCCGATCATCGACGCGACCGAGCGTAAGCTCTTTGATAATCCCGTTGCTCTCGATCATCACGAGGCCGCGGTTCGTGTACGCGAACACCATGTCACGCAGCACGCATCCGGCCTGCGGCCCTGCGATGATGAGCGTCGAGTCGACGGGATCGATGCGCCAGTCGAAGCCTTCGGCGCCCGCGCTCCCACCTGTGCCGCTCAGCCGATAGAGCCCATCGCTGCAGAAGATCCAGATGCAGTCGCGCGTCGGGTACGCCGCATAAATCTCCCCGTTGCCACAGAACGCTGTGTTGAGCGGAGGAACGTTCTCGGGCTGGTTCTGCTCACTCCAGCTGAGACCATTCGGAACTTCGGTCGTCGTGTACGCGCGCGCAGTCTCAGCGGCTTCGATGCGCGGGAACCCGGGCACATAGTTGAGGCCATTGGTGGCGCGCACCGTCAGCGACGTCGAGCTCAGTCCGCTGTTGAGACGCTGAAGGAAGATGTCGACGCCGATGGCAGGGACGGCGCGCGGAAAGATGGTGGCCGTCGAAACGGACTGCGCGACGATGTTGTTTAGGTTCATCGCGCAGACATGCTGGAGATCGCCGAACTGGTTGTTGAGGTCGGTAAGGCCACTCGGGACCGACACGATGATCGTGTTGCCGTCGATCTCGAGCACGTCGCCGATGTTGATGCTCGTTCCCGTGGCGGTCGTATTGAAGTTGCGATTGAAGGTGATCGACGACGCGCCTACCGCGGTGACTGTCGTGTTGAGACCACCAAACACAGCGTCGTTACTCACCTGTCCGATCACCACGCCTACGAGATCGCCAGCAGACACCGAACTGATGGTCGGGTTGCCGTTCGTGATGTTGCCGACGACGGCGCGCATGCCGATCCCGTTGGCCCGGATCGATGCATTGAGGCCGGTCGACGAGTTTCCCATGAGCCCCCACCACGTGGGCGACTTCACCGAGAACTTTGGCGGATCGGTGCGGTTGAAAAAGAACGTGTAGCCCTTGAACGTGCACATCGCTTTGCACGTGGGGCTCGGCAGCGCGACGCCGTCTTGCGTCTTGACGCCAGCGTTGGTGTAGAGCGCTTCACCAAGCGATGCGTCTGGAACGCTGTCGGTCAGCGTCATGCCGCCGTTCGAGATGTCGGTTGCCGTCAGCCGATATTCGAGCGCGAGATAGTAGTCGCTGCCCGTGTTCGTGTACGTATTGGTGCTGGTGTTCCAGGCCTGCGATTTCGTGCGCCACACCTGGACGTAATCGCCTGCGACGACGTAGCCGTTCGTCGACTGCACCGTGAAGTTGAACTGAATCGACGTGTTCGTCGCATTCGTGTTGGCGTTGATCGCCTCGATCGCGAGAGACGGTGGCGAGACGATCTCATAACCGTCCGCGAAGCGGCGCACGTATGTGGCCGTGTACATCGCGTGCGTGTTGACAGGAAGCGCGGATCCCGTCGCAGTCGGCACGCTGATGTTGCTGATCCCCGGCTGTAGAAGCCCGCTGCTGCGCGTGTTCGAATGCGTTGGAAGGTCGTTGACGAATGTTCCGAGCGTCGCCGCGACGAGCAAACGTTGATGGTTGATCGTCGTCGAGAAACGACCATCAGTCCTCAGCGTCTGAAGGTTGCTCGCTTCGTCTTCGAATAAGCCGAAGCCAAACGGGTAGCTCGCATTGTTGGTGACGTCGACCCATCCGTACAGGCGATTGCTACCGCTGAGCTCATTGAAGTAGACGTAGGGGCCATCGGTCGGAACGACGATGCTCGTACCGGTCGCATTGGCGATGATCGAGTCGCCCTTCTGTGCGTACGTGTTGGCGTTCTCGATCGTGCCGGGCTGGCGCATGTAGCATTGGTCCGCGAGCGCGAGCGCGCCCTGCGGGATCGTCCCCAGCTTGTTTGGCTGGGTGATGAGCCCGAGCGGCCTCAATACGAGCTGCTGCGTCATGGGTACTTCACCGGCCACGCGCGCCGCAGTCCGCGGTACATGCTCACCGGCGCAACCACGACAGCAGCAGGCGTGTTGAGCGCGCGCGGCTGCAGCAGATCGAGGAAGCGCGCGAGGTCATCGGCGAGTCGCTGCGTGAGGTCGGGATTCGACATGCGCCGCTCGATGAGAATCTTGTCGGCGGCGGCATCTGCGACCGTGCGGTGAAAGTCGCTGGAGATCTGCGGCCACTCGCTCTGGTTCGCGGCGCGCACGTAATCGCCAACCTGCACAGCCGACAGGTCGATCGTCGAGTCCGTGAAGGTCCACACGTGTGTCGAAGCCGTGGCGCTCGCACTCGTGATCACGAAGTCGTGCCAGTTGCCATCAGTCGTGTCTGAAGACAGATTCAGAAGACCGGCAGGCGTGCCGTTGCCGCTGATGATGTCGATCGACCACGTACCGGCCGCCATGCTCGTCTGTGATCCGGTGCTGTCAAACGATGTCGTGTCCGCCGACACCGTGACGGTCTTCGAGACGTTGTTGATTGCGGTGATGAGTCCGTTCGTCGATGCCGTTTGCGGAGGAACGAGCCGCGACGGGCGGCAGTAGAACTCGACGCGTAGCGTGTACACACTGCTGTCAGGCAGCGGCAGAAGAACGATGTTGCGGCCGCGGGTCGTGTAACGCGCGGGCTGTCCAGTCTGTCCGACGCCAAGCTCGTAGTTCGGCGCCTGCCCTTCATCGACGCGGTTCAAGTCGGCGTAGTCGAGCGTGCTGTCGTAGGCGATCTGCACGCGCTCCATCGTGTTCATCACTGCGCGCGCGGGGATCGGATACGTCGCGAGCCCAGCCGTCACCGGAATCTTCTGCGTTTGGAACCAGTACCCCTGACGCGACTTGACGACCGCGCGCTCGTAGAGCTGCAGCATCTGGTCGTACATCTGCCCGAGGATGACGCTGTCCGTGTAATCGGTTGCGGTGTCCTCGAGAAACGCTGCTTGGCGACAGCGAGTGAGTAGGTCGGTCGTATTCACCGGCGACGAACCCCCAGGAGTGCGAAGTCATCGTCGTTGTTCGGGTCGTCCTGCTTCCAGCCCTTCAGCAGCGCGTCGATGTCGCTGCCTTCCCCGAACGTCTGATCGTTCGGCGTGACGTCCACGTCGCCACTATCCGAGCCGCCACTGCCTCCCAGCTTGCCGACGAGCCCCAACGCGCTGCCGTAGTCAGCGCCTTGTGAGCCGATCTGCGCTTCGCCGCGATAGAGGTCGGCCATGCGCGTGTTGCCGCCGAGCTCGCGCGCATTCTGCGTAAGCTGATCGAGATACAGCTGGTTGGCTTCCTGTCGCTTCTTTTGCTGATTCGACAGGATCGAAGCCGCCGCCGCGATGATGAACGGCAGCATCAGTACACATTTCGCTGTTGGTTGAAGATCGGCAGACCCTGCGCGCCGCCCCAGTTGGGCATCGCCATCCCGCCGCCCCACGAAGGCGTCGCACCTTGCGGTCCACCGAAACCAGGCATCTGGAATCCACCGCCGCCACGAGCGGCGATCGCCTGCGCGGCTTGCTGCAAGAACGGCGGAAGCTGGAAGCCGCCGCCACCAGCTGCGCCCTGTCCGCCGCCCTGCATCCATGGCATCTGGAAGCGAGGCTGCTGGAAGGCCGGCGATGGCGCCGTCGCCTGTCCTGCGGCGTTGCCTCCGCCAAAGCGCTGCATCAGCGCCTGCCAGTTTGGAATGCCTTGCGGAGCCGCCTGCTGGCCTTGCATGGGCGTCTGCGGCACTTGCTGCGCCTGCATCGTCTGCGCCCATGGCGTCGCTGAGCGGCCGAAGTTCGCCATGCTCGGAGCCATCTGCGACCACGGCATCGCCGTTTGCTGGCCGGGCTGCGATGCGCTCGGCGTCTGCAGCGTGCGCTGGAACGGGTATGCGACTGACTGCTGCGATCGTGCCGGCGCCGTATTCGTGCCGCCACCCATGCCACCATCGGTCGGCTGCGACGCGTTCGAGTTGGCATTTTGCTGTGCCTGACCGCGCGCGCTGTTGGACTGCGCGTACTTCTTGTTCTCGTCGTCGTCCTGTGTGGCCATGGGTTTTCTCCAAACATCAAAGCCGCTGACGGCGGGTGCGACGCCGCCGTCAGCGGCAGAGAATCAGGTGTTGTTGTTGACGATGTTGTTGATGATCGCGCAGCGGTACGGGATGCGGAGCACCGGCGCTTGGTTGCTCATCACGCGCAGCTGACAACCCGCGTTGTTCGGCAGCTCGAGGAAGAACCAGTCCTGGCCTTCACCGCGGAACGTGATGTCCGTCGATCCGACGCGCTTGCCGATGCCGCGCGGGAAGAACATCGCCTGCCCGTTCTTCATGTACTTGTGAAGAACGACGCTGACCGGTCCAGCGGGCGACTTGTACTCGAGCGCGTTCGCGCCCTGCCGCTTCACTTCGTCGGTGTTGCCGGTGAAGCGTTGCAGCGCATCGGCCTCTTCCGCGAGGTCAGCGAACGTGTTCGCCGACGCGAAGAGACGGCCGCCTTGATCCAAGCCGTTCGGGAACAGCTTGGCCATCATACCGAGCACCTTGGCGCGGTTGAGCGCACCGCTCGCCGCACTGAAGGTCGCCGCCTTCCACATCGGATAGGTCGAAGCGTTGATGCCGAACAGCGTGCCGCTGTTGGTCAAAATCGCTTCGACGCCCACGCACGTCTTCGACAGCCAGCCGGCCGGAACGATGATGTCGTTCGCCGCGACGACCGTCGCTGACGATGTCTTGAAGAGCTGGACGGTGTTGAAGCTACCAGCTGCACCCGTGCTCGCGGTGAACGCAGTCACGCTCACACCGCTGGCGCGCAACGTGGTCGCGTCGCTCTGGTACACGTCCACCAGCGCGCCGATCAGGTTGTTGTAGATGGCCGGCGCCGCGGAAGCCGCGGTGATCGTGATCGCCATGCCCGCGCCGGTGCCGAGGTTCGTGCCGGTCGCGCCGTTCACCACGCCGATGTTCGACGCAGCCGTCGTCGTGGAGCCCGCACCGTAGAGGAGAGAGATCTCCCGGTAGAACTCCATCGACTGCATCATCAAGCTGGTCTTCAGCTCGAATGCAGACCGGAACGCGCCGCCGTTGCCGCCGTTGCCCGCGCCGTTTCGGCCGCGGAACGTCACGTCGTACGGAATGTTGCCGACGAGCGCGAGCGTCGAGCCGTCGATCTGCGCGTTCTTCAGAACGCTGTCGATCGCCGAGTTCAGCGTGAACGCGGTGCCGGTGTTGTCGGCGGTTTGACCGTGCTCGTTCTGAACGACGACCGGGAAATTGAAATTCTGACCGGGCCGCTGGTCTTGCGGGACGAAGTCGAACCAATCCGCGATCGTGTTTTCTTCGGGGAGCGGGTTGGTGAACTCCCCGTAGCGTTGTTTGTAGTCAGGTAGCCAGTTCGCGAGAGATGACACTGCAATCACCAAAACGGTTGGGAGATCCCAAGCGCTTCTTCGATTGCCGGTGTCCGTCTGCGCGTTTCACTTGGCTTGCCTGAGCGCCCGCGTTCATCGCGGGTCAGGGGCTGCTACTCGGCCGTCGGGCGGTTCTACTGAGCGAGGTTGTTAGTATTCCACAACCGCGGTTGTGGATTGTCAATGCCTGTCGGGAGCTGGCCGCAGCGAAACGACGAGGGTGTCGCCGTCAGCGACGATCGACACCCGGTGCTCCTCGTCGAGCTCTGCGATCGGTAGGCGCACCTCCGCCGCTCCCAGCTGCTTCATGAGGTGCTGCACCACCGACACGAGGCCACGATTCGCCTTGTCGGTTCGCTGCTTTTCGCGCGCGAGCTCGGCTTTCGAGACGTACTCGTCGCGGTTCATCCGAGCCCGAATCGCGTGTTGAAGCCACTCGGGCTACGCCGCTTGGTGGCGTTGCCGTTCGCCGTCTGACCAGCGGCGAACGCGCCCAGCATCATCTGCGGCCGCGCGCTGCCAGCGAGCCGCCGCGGTCCGAGCGGGTAGGACGGATTGACCTGCGGCGTCGCTTCGTGCGGCGCACGCTCGGTCGGCAGTTGGCGCGCCGCGCGCGGTGCTTGGCCGCCGTTCAAGCGCGCCAAGTCCTCGAGGAACTCGCGGGTCGAGCGCGCTGCTTCCATCGCGCGGTCGGCGTCGACCTGACCGTCCTGGCAGATGAGCGCGAGGTTCTCGACGAACTTCTGCTGCGCCAGAGGGTACATGCCCACACCAGCCGCCTTCAGCGCGCGCGGCATGAGCTGTTCGATCTGCTTGGCCACGTGGATCGTCGCGGGGTCGGGCCCTTGCTGCTGGCGCTGCATCATCTGCTGTTGGCGAAGCTGCGCGTCCATCGCCTCGGCGCGCTGCTTCTCCGCTCGCATCGCGTCGTACAGCTGGCGCTCGCGCGGCGGAAGCTTGTTGTATGCGACCTGCTCGCGCGCCCACTGAAACGCCGCCTGCATGAACGAGTCCTCGAGCCCGAGCATCCGCATGCCGGCGCGGAGCTGGTTTGGGTCCTTCCACTCCTGGTTGCGCGCACGCTCGAGGTTCAGCACGTGTTGGGCTTGATCGCGTAGCTGATGCGCCTGCTTCAGCTGGTGATGGTAGTTGGCGGTGCGCATGTAGCCGTCGCGCATCTCTTCGAGCGACACCTGCCGCTCTTCGCCGTTCACCTTCACCGTCACCGGCAGCGACTTCAGCTCGTCGAAGGGGAACTGCCCCTCGTCGAGCCGCTCGCGCACCTTGTTCATGACTTCGGCGCGGGCTTGCTCGTACGCCTGCATGTCGATCGGGTCGCCATGCTCGTCGTAGAGTTGCTCCTCGGGCGGTGTTTCTTGGTTCGGCTGCTCGAGCAGCGGGTTTTCGCTCTCGTCCGAGTCGCGCGCGCCCGCGCCGAAGTCTTCTGCAGCCGCCGAGTTGGCGCGGTTGGTCGCGCTCGGGTCGGCCTTTTGCGGCGGCGGTGACCACGCCTGACGCGGGAGATCGCCGCCGGTCTGAGGCTGGAATAGGCCGCCGGTGGACTCGGCAGCTGCGCCGCGTGCGGCGGCGACGTCGCCGAAGTTCGATGGTGTCGCAGGCAATGACGTAGACGGTGCTTCCATAGGTCCCTATGCAGCTGATGGCTGCGCTTGAACGTTTGCGCCCGGAGGCGGTTTCGACGCATCCGGCAGCTTCACGCCGCTCGAATCGCGTTTTTGAGGTCCAGACGGGCCCGGCCCGGAAGGGCTGCCGCCGGGTGATGGCGCTCCCGGTCCCGGGCCGCCTGGAGGTGCGCCGCCACCAGCGATGAACATGCCGAGCATCGCCGTCGGCGTGCCGGGCATCGGCGGAGGCAGCGGGATGTTG